AGAACCTCCAAAAAATTGAGTAGCATCAAAATCATCTAACTTTACCCAACAAGCCATTGTAGCATTTGTATGGACAGTAATATCCATTAATCCACAACTTAAATAATCATTAGAACCATCGAAATTGAAAGAGTATTTGTTGGGGTATACACTGACAAAACCACCCCTGGTTAGAAGGTTACCTAAACCAATATACATTTAGATAACCTCTTAGTATAAAAATATAATATCACCAGCATCTACTGCGGATGATCCGCCAGAGTCTGATGCTACTTTGGTTGGACGTATTGGTAAGATAGAACCTGCTATTGTATTTGCAAACTTGATCCACGCACCTTCTAAATAGAAGTAATAAGTATCACCTTCACCTATATAGACACCTTTTGGCTTTACTTGTGCTGATGTGGTAGAAATGCTAACGGCTTTATCAACCGATCCTAAACCTTTTACTACGGCTATTGCTGATCCACTCATGTGTATATCCTTATAACTGTAGGGCTTGATATATTGTTAATAACGATGTATTAACGGGTATAGTATAATGTGATTACAACGTCTTGGTCAAAATATTAATTACTAAATGTTGGTTCTGCGGTTACTCGCTTTGGTTTCTTTTTTTCTTTCTTTTTTGGTTTAAAACCAATGGTTTCTCGTATTGGGTTCACAGCCTCACCTTTAACAACTTTAATAGCACCAAGAACAGATCTTTTTACACCAGCATATGGAAGTCCTAATATTCGTGACATTGCAATAATTATATCATTTGTCATTGCAATTACTTGCTTACTATCTAATTCTTTTTTACCTAACTGTATTTGTCTTATTCTGGATGCTAATCTTGCCATATCATTAAATGGTTCCAGAATAGATACTTCTCCAGCACTACCGTAATTCTTACCGCCAAGCCTATCTATAATTGTTGCATATGCCTGTCCAAAAAACATAATACCAGCAAATGGGAATAATATTAATGAGGTTATATGATCTTCCTCATCATACTCAAAACCATTTGAAATAAATGTAAACAATGTAGGTAGCACAAATTGAGCTACAAATATTCTTCTAAGATTTTCTACTTTAGATCCTCGACCATGATAAATATTTCTATAACCACCAATTGCCATTCTATAATACTGGTTTGGAGAAGTCATAAACATTGTAAATAGTTTTGCATAGGTGCCAGATCTTTGTACATCAGCAAGATCTTCTATTTCACCAGACTGCTGTGCCCGAAGCGTACTTGCTTCAAATTTTTTCATTGCAATCTCTTTAGCTTCTTTATCTGTTGCACCGTTCTTCTTTGCTTGTTTGTATTCGTATTTATATAGTGACCATCCACCTAAATATATAGCTGTTTTATCACCTAATTTTGTAAGTAAGTATGCTATATTATTTAACATATCTGTGCCTGTAAATACATTGCCAGGCTTTACCGATCTCATTGCAAGAGCAATATCTCGCTCCATACCAACTTCATATCTCATATCTAATAATTTAGATTCAGATAATGTTTTTAACATTCTTTTTACTTCTATAGGATTTGATAGTAATGTAAACTGAGCTAACCAGTGGCTCATTGGCATATCACTTGCATACGCTGGTATAGATCCAAGCTGTTTTAAAAATACAACAGGATTTAATCCGATAGCACTCCTGGAAAAGTTTGCACGTAAATAATCAATACCTTCAACGCTATTACTTTTATCAATACCGCCTCTTGCAATATCATCCATAAATTTATTTAATACTCTTGATATTGGCTTACCATGAAATTGTTGTATTGATCTACTGATATCTCTGGACATAAATACAGATCTCAATTCTCTTAACACATCTGTATAAGCAATAAAATGTTCCATCTCAGATATGTGGCTTAATAGTACCGTATCTCCATCTACCCATATTAATTCTTCTTGAGATCCTACTCTGCTTTTCATACTGCCATTTTGTACTGATCCAAATGGTGTTTTCTTTTTATCTAATGTTGGATCTGCGGTATCTGATTTGGCTCCTATACTTCTTTTAATTGGTGAGTACATCGGATTAAATGGAAGGTTAACAAAGAACCTACGCCTAAATGTCTCATTAACACGCTGATAATACATTGGATAAAATTCATATAACTGCCACTCAGCCCAGGCTAAAACTTCTTTCGGCAGTTGTTGCTCTATTTGGTTAATAACTTTATTAACATCGTAACCCATCTTTACAAATGTTTTATGCAGTGTTGGATCTTTTAATTCCATCCATTTTTTATAGGCTTGGTTATATGTAAGTGTGCTTTCTACAATATCTCCTTTAATACCTTCTAAGCTGATCTGGTCGTGATGAGTAATAGTAACAGTCTTTTCAATATTCTCATTTAACTTTCTTCGTAGCTTACCACCTTTAAGACCATAGATCTCTTCCAATTTGTTTTTCATCATTGTGATCATTTCAGTGGTACCACCGTACTCAGCAAGTCTTGCCTGGCGTATTTGTGGCATAAAATAGTTATTAATAAAAGACTGCAATGGTCTTGAGGTCTTATCTAATTTAGACAGCTTATCAAATACATATTCAAGTGACTGACTCATATTATCAAACTGGCTTAACATATTTCTAAATTGTGACCAATCTTTTGGTTTTAATCCAAGAGCTTGTTCACCTTGCTGTGTTTGTGCCCCAGCACCACCAGTAATAACATCTAATATTTCTGCACGTACAGAAGCCATTCTTTCCTTGTAGGCTTGAGTTTCTTCTATAATTTGCATTCTACCCTGGGTAACTAAAATATCAAAATCTTGTGTAGCGTTTGCAATTTGTTCTGGGGTTTTACTTTTAATAGCTCCATAAGTCATAAAATTATGCATTTGCATTGATTGCAGATCTGTTGGTTGACCATCTGTACTTTTATCAATAACATCTAA